GGTACTGCATCAAGGCAAAATTAAGTTTGAAGTAGTTCTCCAGGTTCATATGAACCATACTTAAGCGAAAAAACTTGCCAAGCCCTCAAGCACTACTTCACTTTCAATCTCAGTCACTGGGTTCAGAACCTTCACTGTATGAGACAGTTTAGGCATGGTCTCAAAGAATCTCTCAATTTGTTTGAACTGCGAAGAGTTCATCGACTCAAGAAACTCATTGATTTCTTTCTTGGTACAATCGGCAGTTGCCCAGACTTCTTCTTCAGTGTAGATCTTATCAATACAAGATCCGATCAATTCAAATGATTGATCCATTGCACTCTCTTCATTGAAATCAAAGTTGTTCTTAATGAACTGATCAAGAGATGGATATCTCATCTCCATCATAATCGAATCATCAACTTTGATCTTGTTGGTGTGATCCTCATTCTTTTCAACTTGAATGTCATCAAGATTAATCTTGACTGAGACATTAGTTTCACCATCATCAGGGCAAGTCACGTTGACATCAATCTCTTCACCAACAGACTTTCCACGAATGTTGAGAAACAGATATTCAATATCAAAGGTAGGCAGAGCCTCAACTTTGATACCTCTAGTCTTGATACAACTCTTGATGACCGACTTGATAGCAGTTGTAATTTGCTTTGTGTCCTCGCTTTCTAAAGCAATTACAAGCAACTTCTCTTCCTTAACAAGAAAGGGTCTGTACTGAATGGTTTGTCCTGACGATGGCAACTCAAGTTCATAAGTTGGCGTAGCAATCTTTGGTAAAGGCATAATATCCTATAGAAATTTCAGTTGTGATTATTTATTATCGTTCTCTGGGGCCTCTGACTCCAGGAGTTGGTTGTACTCTTTGTCCAGATTGAGATACACCAGAACTATATGCCTTATTCCATTCCGAATCACTTAAGAAACCTGAGGTGTTTCTAATTACTGGTTTTCCAGTAACTGGATTAATTGGACGAACTCCTTCTGGAACTGCTGGAGCTCCACCAGAGGGTCCTGGTGTTTCACTCTGAAGATATCGGAATGGTTCATACTTCATGACATACCTAGTAAATGCCATTGAAACAGTACACTTAAGAAGTTGTGAGTTTTCATAACTCACAGGAATAGAATTCAGTCCAATCGGAAATGCATTTAAAAAAGTATACTGCAAATAACTTCCACTGTAGTCTTTTTCAAATTTACTTAAAGCCACCCTTGGCATTCTATATCCATCTCCAGCAGTTCCTGGATAATTAAAGCGATAAAAATATTCAGGATCTGCAAGGCCCTCTGTAACCTGCTCTCCCGCGACGTATTGCATCCAAGTCTCAAAAAAAGTTATTGGCGTATAGTCGTGATCAACATAGAAAGTAAAATTTGCTCGGTCATCATATAGTCTTCTATATCCATGTCTCTCAGTTACACCCGTATAATTATTGTTAATTTCATGAGTTGCTATTGATGAACCTGGCAGTGCAGCTTCCGAACACAGCAAACCTAATTTTTCAGAATCATATAATTTTGCAGCACCAGCACCCACTTTTTGATTAAGAAAGTTAAGTAATGGTTGATGAGGATAAAGATAAAGTAAAAAGTGAGATGTCGTTGCTGGACGCAACAAACCAGTCGATTTTAAAAAGGCAGAAATACCTCTTACTTGGGTATCTCCAGCTGACCCATCTGCAGGTTTTGGTTGGGGTGCCCTTAGATTCTGTGGCATTTATAAATACTTTTTGACCTTATATATTATGTAGGCAGGTTAATGGCAGAAAGTATAAAAAGTAAGTATAAACCATCCAATCCACAGAAATATCAGGGCAATTCAAACAATATTATCTGTAGGAGTAGTTGGGAAAGAAGATTTTGTAGGTGGTGTGACCTGAATGAGAATATTGTTTCATGGGCATCTGAAGAATTCAGTATACCATATGTTTCACCAGTTGACAATAGGGTACATCGTTACTTCCCAGACTACTTAATCAAAGTCAAAGAGTCCACAGGTAAAATCAAAACTTATGTGGTTGAAGTAAAACCAAAGAAACAAACTGCACCACCCAAGAGACCAAAGAGACAAACTAAGTCATACATTTATGAGTGTCAGATGTATGCAGTCAATCAAGCGAAGTGGAAGGCTGCAAGAGAATTCTGTGAAGACAATCGTGTTGAGTTTAAAATCATCACAGAAGATGAGTTAGGTATCAAATGAACAGAATAGCAAAGATCAGAGCAGAATTAAACAATAAGACCAATGATCCTGAAGAGATGATGATAGAGATTATGGATGCACTGAAAGATACAGTAACTCCTATTCCAGATGTTGGTAAATTCTATACCTTTGTCTACACTCCAAAGACACCTAACATTACATATGATCAACACCCACTCATTGCCTGCACCGAAATACAACAATGGGGCTTCAAAGGTTTGAATTTTCATTGGCAAGAGACAAGAAGTTATACCTGGGAAGAACTTGCAGGACAACTCTATATTGTGAAGTACATAGAACTAGATGATTTACTTTCTATACCTTATGCAAAATTCCGTCTAAATAAATAAAAAACCTTGTGTAATGCAACATGGCTGGCGGAACATACGGATCTAGAGATACGAATAATGTCTTTAAACTTGGAGCAGGTTTTGGTAGTGGTGAGTATTACACTAGAATAAATGCGACCACAGGCGAAATAACAGTTAGAAGAAAGGATGGTATTGGAGATACGCCAGTTGCAACAAAACTTCCAGGAGGGACTTGGGATATAAAAACGAACGTAACTACTACTCAAGAAAGACAATGGTTGAGTGACACAAAAAATCTAACGTTTTTACAACGAACTGCAGAAAAGACATCTATAAAAGCACAACAAGACTTAGGAGTTAGTCCAGAAAGAGCAAGGATAAGAACTGAACAATTACTCTCGACAGGACAAGTAACTACGCCAACAAAGGCAATAGAAGACGGAAGTGTATTAAGTGAAATAGGTACAGACCTCATAGATCAAGCAAAAAATGTTCCATCTGTAGCAGGGACGAGAAATCAAAAAAATGCCTTTGGAGCTCCAATGAGTTATCCAATAGGTATGTCAACTAGACAGGATAAAATAAAAATCAGTATGATTAAATTTAATCCTAGATCCCTTTCCACCCAAGGCAGTGGTTTTACAAACAGACCTGAGACAAAAGACATCATAGGAAGTGCTACTCTTGCTATTCCAGGTGGTATTAGAGACGAAAATGCTGTCAAATGGGGTTCTCAAGATATGAATGCTGCCCAGACAAGACTTGCATCTCTTGCATTTAATGCTATCAGTGAGGGGAGAGCACCTGATTCTGCAGACCTAACAGCTCTCCAAAAAGATATCACTAATCCAATGACAAGAGCTGCCATTGGTTTGGGATTTGCAGGAGCTGCCGTAGGTGCTCAAGGTTTATTTGCAAGAACAACAGGAGCAATCTTAAATCCTAACACAGAACTATTATTTTCTGGTCCAGCACTTAGAGCATTTACATTTCAGTTTCCATTCTCTCCAAGAACTAAAGGTGAAGCGAAGATGGTTCAAAGAATCATTAGATTCTTCAAGCAAGGAATGGCAGTACAAAGAACAGATGAAGCTTTGTTTTTGAAAGCACCAAATGTCTTTGAACTTAAATACTTAAATGGTTCCACAGATCATACTTTCCTACCTAAAATAAAAACTTGCGCCCTTTTGAATTGCAGTGTTGACTATACTCCCGATGGAAATTATACCACATATGATGATGGATCAATGACAAAATATACTATGTCATTGACATTTAATGAATTAGATCCATTATTTAATGATGAATATGAAACAGAGGGTGAAGGTGCGACAACTAACAACATAGGTTACTAAAAATGGCTAATCCATACTTCCGCAATATACCCGACTTCGAATACATCAATCGTACAGAAGAAGGTAAAAATCTAACTGACTTCACCAAGGTCAAGAACCTTTTCAAGAAAGGTAAGTTTAGAGAAGATATCTATCAGGATATCACCACCTTTGAGAAGTATCAGATTCAAGGTGATGATCGTCCAGACAATGTTGCTTTTGAATTGTATGGAGATGCAACACTAGATTGGATTGTTCTAATGACGAATAACATTCTGAACATTCAAACAGAATGGCCTATGAAGCAAGCAGACTTTGATGAGTATCTACTAGAAAAGTATGGTAGTTACGAAACTCTTTACTCTGGTATTCATCACTATGAATCAAATGAAGTAAAAGATAGTCAAGGAATTATAATATTTCCCAAAGACGTTAAGGTAAGTGCTGCTCAAAGTGTAAGTTACTTTGATTTTTATAGGGACATTCAAGTTAATGTTTCAAATATCTCACGTCCTGTTACCAACTATCAGTACGAAGAGAAACTAAATGATGATAAGAGAAATATCTACACTCTAAAACCAAAGTATCTGAACGTTATCTATGATGATCTAGAAGAGCTGATGACATATAAAGAGGGTTCCACTCAGTATGTGAGTGAAACCCTGAAGCGTGCTGATAATATCAGACTGTATGATTAACGGATATACTTGTCCATTCTAAGTTTAATGTAATACATCCCGATGATCCAGAGGGAGAACAGTGCTCCCTCGGCATAGGTCATAGTATTCCAAGCGTGTACTGCTTCACCCATCGGATTCCTCCGTTTTCTTATTAAAGCCAAAAGGTGCAAGTGTGTCTTCCAGTTTTACTTTGAGGGCAACCGCACCGATTGCCTCCATAACTTTCAGAACATCTTCTGGTTTGGCATCTTCACCAAGTTCTTTGGCAATGTACCAATACTTAGGCCAGAAGTTTTCACCTGCCTTTTGGTAGTCTTCAAGAGATAGTAACTTCATCAGTCTTCAGCAAGGCGTTGGAAGTAAGACAGTGCATCCTCTTCATCTTCATCACGGGGAGTGCTCACAGGTGCAGCAGCAACTGGTTCCTCACGACGGGAGAAGTTAGGAGTGAACGAACCACGATCCTCATCCTCGTTCTCAACCTCTTCATCAAGGCGAGGGCGGGAGGTCTTCTGACCCAGGACCATCTTGAGGCGATTCTCAAGTTGCTCATAAGTCTTGAACTGATCTTGTGCAGTCAGAGCAGTCAGGGAGTATTGCTTCTTCCAGAGTGCTTCCATTGCATCGTCATCATCCAGGACAGGAGAGACACGATCAAACTCAGACTTGTCGTAGTTCCAGTAACCATCCTTCTTCACAATCTTCAGTTTGAAGTTTGCACCTTGCCAGAAGTCGAAGGGGTTGATGGGAGTCTCATCTTCAAACTCAGGTTGCATGGCTTCCATGATCTTATCAAAGATCTTTTTGCCGAACTTGAACAGGAAGACTTTACCTTCGTTGTGAGGATTGGTGGGATCCTTCACCACATAGATGTTGCTGTAGTAAGACAGTTTACGCTTCTGCTTACGAACAGTATCCTTGTCTGCATCGATGCCACTGTTCCACAGTTCACGATTGTGCTCAGACACAGGATCTTTCTGACCAATGGTAGTCAGAGAGTTTTCAATGTACCAACCACCAGGGCCTTGGAAGGCATGGGAGTACATCTTTGCCCACGGAAGTTCTTCACCTTCAGGTGCGGGCAGGAAACGGATGACTGCAAAACCATTACCAGTCTTATCCATTTCGGGTTTCCAGAGACGGTCGTCACCGCCACTAGAGTTGTTGCTCATCTTCTCAACTTCCTTCACCAGTTTGGAAGTCAGGGAACCAAGAGAAGATTGCTTCTTGAGATCTGCAAAGGACATTAGATTACCTCGGATTTTGTACGGATTTGGCTTTTGTGTACCTCGTTATTCTAGTAGTCAGTGGAGTCCTTGTCAAGTTGACTTTCCATAATGGCAAGCATCTCTGACATGCGACTGAAGACTACATTCATATCAACCTCAGATGGGAGACCCATCATAACTGCTGACTTGTAAATCTTTTCTTTCATCTCAATGGCTTCTGGATCATCAGATAGACTCAGACGCATATAAAGAATCTTTTGTTTTTCAAGAAGTTCTTTGAGGAGATTGACATGCTCCAGTTTTTCTTCTTTGTTCATGCGAGGGAAGTTCATGACACTTCCATATAAATCTTCTTGCAGTTCAGAGATCTTTGTCATCTCTGCTCTTACAATATCAGAATCGAAAAAACTCATTTGTCTCCTAGAACCACCTGCTTCAAGATTTTCTTGTAACGAAATACATCAATATTTAGAAACGGAGAATATTTTTTCATTCTCAAACTGACGGTTTCCCACACTGGGTCTTCCAACTTCTTATCGAAGTCTTGTTTGAATCCGAAGATCTTATCATATATGACTAGAGTTTCGAGACTAATATTCCCGTTCAAATAGTTTTTGAGAACTGGAGGGTGACCTTTTGAGCAGTTAAAAAGGTCGTCAACCTTCTTGCCATCGAAGAGACTCTCAGTTTCTTGTGTGAAAACATAGGAGAGAGATTGATTTCTTTTCTTCCATTCAGTGTATCTACCTTCACCTTCGCGTATCATCTCTCCTATCCAGAGCTTACCTGGATCAGTGCAGGTGATAAAGTTAGATACAAAAAAATCAACAACTTCCTTGTCATCCTTATTACGTGCTAACTTCTCAAACCAGAAACGATCCTTTCGTTTGTAGAAGGATTGAACAGTCGCACGACTTTTGCCACAGTATTTGTGGTAGTCATAACTGTCCTTGGTGAAATGATTCTTCAAGGACAGATAGCATTTGTAGGCATCAAACGGCATCATCAAAAAAGTAATGTAGTAAAATTTTTGCCGGAATTTTTTTTAGACTAAAATGAAATTAAAGGGGCAATTTTGCACGGGAACTTCTCTTCAGAAAATTAAGTTCCATCGCTTCGTATTTGATTTTTTCTTTTAAAGGCTTTGAGATTAGTTTGGGTACGGACTCAAGATCGATTGCATTGAGTTCACAGAAGTGAACAATAGCATCGATATAATTCATATCTTCGTGAGTCAGAACAAGAGACTCAATCTCTTGTGCGAACCTAGAAGGACAAAAGAATTTACTCTCAAATGCCTTTTCTAACTCATTCTCCATGGTGCCCAGTATTGTGAGATACAAATTCTTTAATATAACGAACTAATAGTTTAATATAATCCCCTTTATTTCTTTTGTCAAACACCTTTACCTCACCGCCAGGGGTGACCATAAGAGTGATGAGCTTCTTGATAGGGATTCCAGTCAACTCATAGTATGCAGCAGCGTAAAACATCTCCTGCACGAAGTAATTTTCGATCCACTTTTCAGGTTTGATTTTTGTTGAGGTCTTAAAGTCAATAACTGCTAGTTCGCCATCGTATTCTGCAATACAATCAACTCTACCCGCCAGTCCAAGATATTCGGAGTAGAGTGTACGCTCAATAGCATGTATGTTATTTATCTTATCTAGTTCAGGTTTCAAATGATGAAACATAAACTTAGATGCTGGTAGATAATTGTTCCAGTCCAACTCCTTATTCAGGAGATAGTCTTGGGCAACCTCGTGAAAGTCAGTACCTCTTGCAGTGGCTTGACGGGTGATACGATTCGCTTCTTCAATACCAACACGCTCTCGCCATTTGACAAAGATCTGTCGGTTATAGAAAGAAGTGACCGAAGTAATCGAAGGCACCCAGTCTCCATTGGGAAGATTATAGAGACGGATGCCATTCGTTTCTTTCTTTTCTAATTCAAGATCACCTAGAAAATTACAATGAA